GGTGTTTCTCATACAAATCTACTATTTCCTTAGGCCGTGATGATGGGCAAAAAAAGCAAGCTGATTTGCCAACATTGGTAATTCCATGTTTTGCAATAATTTCTAAGCAATCCTCTCTTTCCCATTGCCATTCAATTAATGGGTATATGTATTCATATTTGGGGTCGTCACGCTTTGCCGCATTGTCAGCCCTGCGAGTTTCGCCAGCATCATACCCAATATATTTGGCACATTTTTGACCTGTTTTCCAATAGTCAATAGCTGGTTGCCAATGGTTGCAATATTTATCTTGTGGGGCTATTTTGTGTTTTTGACTGCATTTTTTGTAACCATAAGCAATAGATGGCAATGTTTTAGACCGTAAAGATTCTTCTTCTAACGATTCATAACTACCATCTTTTCTAACTCTTTTTACAATTGTTATTGCTGGTAAACCTTTATTCACAAGCCAATTGCTAAAGTTTTCAATGTGGGCATAGGTTTCTGGTCTTTCGCCACCTGTGTCAGCAAACAAAATTAAATCTATTGGGAGGTTTTTTTCATAAAGACCAATAATCATAGCTGTGCTATCAACTCCTCCACCAAAAGCAACAATATGGGGTTTATTCATCTTGCACTCCAAAAGCGTTGTTTTTTGGTAACAATTCAGGCCAAATTAAATAAAAGTTTTTAGGAAACAAGTCTTGGCGAGTTACCAGCCCATGACTAGCTTCTTCAATCCTAGCCCCTAAAAGCATATATTTATCAGCTGGTATACCTCTGATACGCCAATTAGAAACGGCTGCTGGGTCAACTCTGCACATCCTAGCTACCTTTGCAGTACCACCAAGAAGGTCAATAATTGCTGTGTCTGTAAGTTTTAATTGTTTGTCCATTCACGCAGTTTACCCCATATGTTGTTTATTTGCATACAGTTAAAAATATTTGTTAACAAAAGAAAAACTATGGTAAAGTGAAGTTATAGCAATTTCGCTATGTATTTAAGGGGAACTTAAATGAGTGCAGAATTAAACCAACTAATGCTTGAACATGAAGAATATTTAGAGTCAGCGCTTGAAGATATGGAATTTGGCGCACTACTTACAGACGACCAAGTAGCTTGTATTCGTCAAGCCTGTGGCAAACCTAAACAACGCAAAAACCAAACATTAACAAATTTGTTCAATGATTTTGGAACTATTTTTAGGAGTGCAGCATGAACCAATCAGAAAGCATTGCTAACTTAGCCAAAGCGTTATCAATCGTACAGGGGAAATTAACTTATGCGACCAAAGATTCTGCCAACCCGTTTTTTAAATCTAAATATGCAGACCTTGAGTCTGTTTGGGATAGTTGTCGTAGCCTTTTGTCTGATAACGGCCTTAGTGTTATACAAATGCCTGGCAACTTCTTTGAAGGTCGTATGTGGCTAGTTACACGCCTTTGCCATGCGTCTGGCGAATGGATTGAACAAGAAATGTCTGTGCCTGTAACTAAAGCAGACCCACAGGGCGCTGGTAGCGCATTGACATATATGCGTAGGTACGCATTGGCAGCGTTTGTAGGAGTAGTGCAAGCGGATGATGACGGCAATGCAGCGTCTAGTCCACCATCAAAAGTATCAATAGTTAAACCTAAAGAAATCTGAAAGGGGATTTAAATGTCTTTTAACACACCATACACACCAAAAGAAGGTAGCGGAAGCCTTTTTAAGAATGACCGCAAAACAAGTGAAACACATCCTGATTACACCGGAAGCATTATGGTCAATGGTAAGGAACATTGGCTATCGGCTTGGGTTAAAGAAGGTAAAAAAGGTAAGTTTTTTAGTGTATCTATTGGTAAAGAAAAGCAACCAATGGGCTTTAAAGCTGCCGGTAGCGATGAGTTGCCACGCAATACCATTGAAGATGATGTACCTTTTTAGAGGATAATATGAAAACCGCTATTAATGACATTATTCAGCAAAACATTAAGTTTATACACGATGAGGACTTTCATGTTGACGAAACAAGACAGTTAATATCAATGACTACTGAAGGGTTGATTAGTGTTATTAATACGGTGGTTCAAGTTGCAGCAGAGAAGGTCACAGACCCTATCGAAAGAGAATTAATTTTAAAAATGTGTAACTAATTACGCAAAATGTACATAAGGGGAAACATATGTCACAGCATTGGTATTGCGCCAAAACAGGCGAAACACGCTATACAACCATTGGTAAAAACGGTAAAGAAAGAAGCACTACACTTAGGGATGCCAAAGCAAACCCAGGTACACTTGTCCCAAGCGTATCTACAATTAATGGACAGCTATCAAAAGATGGCCTTAATACATGGTTGCAATCTGAAGCCATAAAAGCTGCCGCAGAAAACCCAAGAAATCCGCAAGAAGAAGAAAAAGAATATGTAGACAGAATTCTATATATTGCAAAGCAAAAATCACAAGAAGCCATGACTAGAGGCACTCTTATACATGACTTCATAGAAGCGTTTTACAACCAAGAATATATGCCAGAGATGCCAGCGTATGTCCGCAAGGTAGATGAAGCCATCACAGCCCATTTTGGCACTCAGCTATGGATTCCTGAACAGTCTTTAGTTAACCAAGAAGGCTATGGCGGCAAATGCGATTTATATGCCAAGCCCAAACATGATTTCAATGGGGTCGTAATTGACTTTAAATCTACGGAGAAATCCCCTGGTGATTTAACACCCTACCTAGAGAATACACTACAGTTAGCAGCTTATAGAGAGGTTTTAGCCCCATCTGCACGATGCGCCAATGTATACATTAATGGCACTACAGGGGAAGTAGCCATTTACGAACATAGCGAACAAGACATTAGAGATGGGTATGAAATGTTCTTGTCATTACTCAAAATATACAAACTCAAAACTGGGTTAAACTAAACAATGAGGCGGTGGGTGTGCTTTTCCCCTTTGCACAACCATACATCACGGAGTCCTGCCGCCTCACCTCATTCTGGGCGTTAAGCCGCCAATGTAGGATGCAGTAATTGGGTAATTTTGCGGCTTTCAGACCCATTGATAGCAACTGCCAAATACAGCCCTGTTGCACATACGCAACATTAGGGTTTGTCATAGTGCATTTCCCTTGAAATTTATAAGAAACTACAGTCTTTAAGGGGAAACAAATGAAAAAGATATGTAGCGTTTATATTGGTGACACACTACTTGATGTGTTTGGTGATGATAAACAATACCCAGAAATGGTAAAAATTGCTGGTACAGATATTGATGTAACAGAAATGATACATGGCCTTAACTGGGATAAATTTGAAGAAGCTGCTTGGAATGAAACACTTTAATGGATGAATACATACGCAGGGTTTTTGAGGGCGAAGCGCCATGCGACAACTGCAAACAAGCGTTAGACTGCAAAGAATATGAATGGGCTTGCAGGGCGTTTTCTTACTATGTGCTACATGGAACATTCCATAACCATACTGTGAGGCAACCTACACACCATATGTTTAACAAAATTTTTAAAGAAGATGACAAAGCGCTTAAAAATTACCTTAAATCAATCAAAATGAAAGAGGAGATGGCAGAGTTATGCAAATTCAAATTGAAATAGTTAAAGAAAATGAAGATGGTTCAGCAGATGCTAAAGTGCATTTTGACGCTGAGGGACTTGGAATATTGGTAGAAGCTGGGATTATTAGCGTATTGCGCCAATACATTGACCAAGAAAAAAGAGAGGCCCAATTAAGAATTGATTTGGCAGATTTGGAAGGAAGAAATTAATGACTATATTTATAACAACAATGGCTTTAAGCGGAATGGTAGCTTGGTCAATAATGATTGTAATTGTGGTTTTAATTCACATGGAAAGTAGATAATGGATAACGAATACATTTACACGCCTGTAGGCACAGACATAACGGTACGATGGAAATTAACTGGTTGGATTCCACCTTCTGAATTGACGGAATATTTAGCTAAATGGAAATACTATCAAGAATTACCATTACGCAAGTTAGATGACCAAGCTAAAAAAGAATACGAATTAGTAATGAGAAAAGCCAAAGT